TTATTGTTCTGTTATTTCTTTCATATAATCTATTCCAATGATAGTATTATTCTTTGAATTTGGGGTGAAACCAGAGTTATGAGATTCGTCATAATCGTATGCTAGACCTAATACAAAATTACCTTGATTAGAGGAGTAAACTATGTGAGTTTTTCCAGTGGAATTATCATATTTATTTCTTATTTCTTTTATATCATTAGGCAACACGCTTTTAGCAAGTTTTATTGCATCCTCGTAGGTTACTTTTGTTGGATTTACTTCACGTGCATAGGTATAGTCAGATAATATATTTTTGTATTTTTTATTATCTACATTAGGTATTCCAGCTTCACTGCCAACAAAGCTATTTTCAGTTTCATAGTAAGTAAGAGAAGAATCAGTTTTATCATAATTCAGTTTAGATTTATCCACTTCTTTATATCTTTTATCTCTTTCAGTATTATCTCTTTCTTCGTTTTCTTCAAAAATTGACTGATCTCTTGGAGAGTTTCCACGAGTTTCAGAATTATCATTTTTATTTGTATCTTTACTTGATTCTTCAGTTTTATTTTCAACTGTAGTTTGGTTTTTATCAGAATTTTCATTTTTACCTATTGAGTTGCAGCCTATAGCTGTAAAAGATAATATAATTAATGTTGCAAGTGTTATGTAATTAAGTTTTTTCAATATATGTCCTCCTTATATAGCTTTAAAAAATAGTAATAAGAGATTCAAATATTAATAGTCAAGCATTTAACATCATATTAAAGCTTTATCATGTTAAGCGTTAAAGTAAAAACTTGTATAACAAAATGTTAACATATAATAATAATAATTGAAACAAGGATAGAAGGAAAGAGTTACGGAAATAGAAAAGGATATATCCATTGCTATTAGGCTTAAAAACCTCATTAAATAAAAATTATAAGAAAATTATAGGTAAACTAGAGAAAGTGTGTAAGAAATTAAAAAAAAGAAGGCTTATAATAGTAAGTGGGAACAGAAGATAAGTTCCCTCTCATAAACATTAAATCTTCTATATAAAAAGTATCTGGCTTATTAATTTTAGCTGGGTACTTTTTTGTAATGGAAGTAATTTGTGAAAAGGTGGTGAGTGCTTGGCAATAAAATTTTAAAAAGCAAGCAGAAAATAAAATAGGGATTACAGGAGGAGGTTCATGATTAATGAATTAATTAATTCAATTAATGAAATGTTAGTTGAAAAATTCCCAAATACAAAAATATATACATCAAAGCTAGAGAAGGAAATTGTAAGACCTTCTTTTTTTATTCGCTACGTTACCAGCAGGCAAGCAGACTTAAATAGAAATAGTTATATGAATACCATAACTATGAAGATTATTTACTTTGGTCCGCTAGATGAGCTTATGAATGTTGATTTAATAGCTCAAAATGAAGTTTGGGATGCAATGAGGGAAATCTTTAGTGATGGATATATAAAGGTACTAGGGAGAACTGCAAAGATAAGAAAGTTGAGAGGTAGAGCAAAAATGTCAGAAATACACTTGAAACTCAAGATAGATCTTGCACAAGACAGAAACTTTAATGCCCCTCAAAGCCCTAAAGCAGGCACATTTAATTTTAAAATTTAAGGAGGAATAAAAATGGGAGAACCATCAGTAGAAATTATTTTTAAAGAAGCAGGAATAACTGCTGCAAAGAGAGGAACAAGAGGCGTAGTTGCACTTATATTAAAGGATACAATGCCAGCAAATTATAGTAATCCAATAAAAATGGATACTATAGATGAAATTCCAGAAGCTTTATCAGATTTTAATAAGGAACAAATAAAACTTGCCATGATAGGATATCAAAATCCACCAAAACAAGTGATTGCTTATATAGAAGCACCAGATGCAGCTAATTATTCAGAAGCTCAAAATTATTTGGAAACTATTAAATGGGATTATGTAGTAGTTCCAAGCATTGGTCAGACTGCAGATGGAAAGGCTGATACGGAGGCAAATATTACTTCAAGAGCAACAGATTTTGCTACATGGATTAAACAATTAAGAAGTGCTAAGGATATTAGAGTTAAAGCAGTACTTCCACATTGCCCAGCTGATAGTGAAGGAGTAATTAACTTTGCTACCGACGATATAAAAACAGCAGCTAGAACTTATACTGCTGCAGAATACTGTTCAAGAATTGCAGGAATGCTAGCAGGAACTTCGCTAAATATTAGTGCTACTTATGCACCACTTGCGGAAGTAGTAGATGTTCCGCATCTAAAGAAAGAAGAAAGAGATGCAGCAATTGATGCAGGAAAATTAATTTTAATTAACGATGGAAAGAAAGTCAAAATTGATAGAGCTGTAAATAGCTTTGTAACTACTATTGAAAATAAAGGTGAAGATTTTAAAAAGATTAAGATAGTAGATATTATGGATTTAATACATGATGATATTAAATCAACAGCTGAAGATAATTATATTGGAAAATATCCAAATGATTATGATCATAAGTGCTTGCTCATTGCAGCTATTAATGGTTATTTTGAAGGGCTAGAGCTTGAAGGATTGCTTGATAGCAGTATTGAAGGGCAAAATAGAGCAGAAATTGATTTAGATGCGCAAAAAGCGTACTTAAAGAGCCAAGGTATAGATATTTCAACTATGAAAGATCAAGAAATAAAAGAAAGTAACACAGGTTCACAAGTTTTTGTTAAAGGACAAGTTGTTATTTTAGATGCAATAGAAGATATTAAATTTCAAATATATATTTAGGAGGTAATTATTATGCCACAAGCAAAGGATATTATAAATGGGACTTGGGGAGAAGTTTGGATTAATGGAGAATATGTTTCAGAGGTGTCAGCTCTTCAAGCAAAAGTCACTTTAACAAAGGTAGATGTTAATTTTACAAGGGATCTATGGAAGAGAAGTAAAGTAACAGGTATAGAAGGAAAGGGAACATTGAAATTACATCATATATCATCAAGAATGGCAATTTTAATGAAGGATAACATCAAACAAGGAAAGCAAACTGTATGTACTATAATTTCTAAATTAGCTGATCCAGATTCAGTAGGGGCTGAAAGAGTAGTACTTAAAGATGTTACTTTTGATGAATTAACATTGGCAGACTGGGAAGTTAAAAAGAATGTTGAAGATACAATTGCGTTTACATTCTCAGGCTATGATTTCTTAGACTTAATAGAACCACAATAAAACTATAGTTAAGCAATAGTCTGCCGAAATCGGAAATATTTTTGTTACGCAGGACTATGAAAATTTCGCTGGAAGGTTCTAAATGACAGGTTGTACTCACTTTAGCATGCTCCAATAATTCGAATGGACAAGCTAAAGTGCAACAACCTGTCACAAAGAACCTTCATCAGCTTATTTTCAAATGCCTGCTACACAAAAATATTTTCGATTTCTAATGTAGATATTTGCTTAAGGTATGTAAAAATAAAGTAATGACAAGGAAATAAAAAATTACTGAATTATAGATATGCAATTTAATAACTAGACTTATAGTTAGAAGAACTAAGAAAAACGTTAATTGAATAAGCTTAGATTACACATTGTTTATCTATAATTTTATTAAATTTGAAATGGAGATGAAGTTATGAATTTAGTTGAACAATTATTAAAAATAGATGCTGGTAAAATTGAGGTGCCTTCTAAGGAGGTAAAGCTTAAGCTTGCTAAACTTGGAAATATGGAGATTACATTTAAATGCAATGCTATTTCTATGGAGAGATACAATGAAATTCAAGAAAGAGTACTTCAAGTAGATAAGAAAGGAAATATTCAAGGATTTGCAACAGCACAAGCAAAAATAGAAACTGTTCTTGCAGGAGTGCCAGAGCTTAGATCAGAAGAGCTTATGAAACATTTCAAAGCTCCAACACCAAAGGAACTTATGAATAAGATCTTCTTACCTGGTGAAGTTGATATTTTAGCGGATACTGTAACTGAAATTTCAGGAGTAGAATCTACTAACCAAAAGAAGATATAAAAAACTCATAAGCACTGATGAAACTGTTAATCTCTTATATTACTGCTGGAAACTTCATGGTAAGTGGCCAGCAGAAACAATTAATAGGGGATTTGGAGAAAAGATTATCATCAGTGCTTTTATTGAACAAGAAATTGAAGATAAAATGAAACAAATGGAAGTCTTGTATTCAGGAGGTGATGATTAATGCCGTTTGAACTAGATTCAGCATTATTAAAAGTTATTGATGGAGCTCAAAAAGCTCAAAAGGCAATTGATAGTCTATCACCAGTAGCTTCAAAAGCATCTGAAAGTGTGAAAGCAATATCTAAAGCATCAGAATCAGTAGATAAACTCGAAAGTAGCTTTAAAAATACAAGAGATGCAGTAGGAAATACAAGATCAGCTGTTTCTGATTTGATACAAGCATTTACAGATAATACTGGGGAAAGATCTATTGAAAATATTGGAGAAAAAGCTAAAGGGGTAGTTCAATCAATATCTAATGTATCAAAAGCAGCTAAAGACATGAGAACTAGTTTTAAAAATACAAAGGATGAGATTGAAAATGTAAAAAACACTGCATCTAATTTGTATAAGGCTTTTGCAGGTACTGACTTGGGTAAAAAATCTATTAATTTTATAGGAAAACAGGCTTCAAAAGTATCTCAGAAATTTCCTAAATCCAATGGAGGTAAAGTCTCAGGAGTCTTGAATAAAGGGGGACAAACAATAGGAAAGGCTGTTGATGGAGTTCAGAAAACTAAAAAGGCAATAGAAGGTCTAGCACCAGTGGCTTCAAAAGCAACAGAAAGCGTACAAGCAATAACTAAAGCATCAGAATCAGTAGGTAAAGTTAAAAACAGCTTTAATGATACAAAAGATGCAGTAGGAAATGTAAGAACGTCTGTTTCAGATTTAATACAAGCCTTTACAAATAACACTGGGGAAAGATCTATTGAAAATATTGGACAGAAAGCTAAAGAGGTAGTTAAATCAATATCTAATGCATCAAAAACTGTTGAAGACTTGGCAACTAATTTTATAAATGCAAAAGATGAGATTAAAAATGTAAAGAGCACCGTATCTGATTTGTTTAAAACCTTTAAAGATAATGATTTGGTTAAAAAAGCTACTGACGGTATAGGAAAACGGGCTTCCAAAGTAGCTCAAAAAATTCCTAAATTAAATAGCACTAAAGCATCAAGGACTGTAAAATCAGCTGGAATTGGAGGTAAGGGGTCTAATGTCTTGAATATAGCTAAACAATCAATGGGAAAAGTTGGTGCGTTAACTCCATCTCTATCAGCACCATTACAGGGGATATCTGGAAGTTTTGAAAAAATTAAAGGTGTAGTTTCAAAGAGCTTTTCATCTATATTTGGAATCTTTACTAAATTGCCATTACCTCTTCAAATAGTAATTGGAGTAGTTGGATTACTCGCAGTTGCATTTGCTACAAATTTTGGTGGAATAAGAGATATAGTTATGGGAGTATTTAATAAAATTTCAGGTGCTGTAAAAGCTGCAATAGACACCTTCAAGAAAACAGGAAGTGCAGCTCAAGGAATAGGAGCTTTATTTACTAATTTATTTGGACCTAAGGTTGGAAATATTGTGACACAGACAATTAATAAAATAATAACAGTAGTTAAATCAATAGTAACCTTTATTCAAGCTAATATGCCTAAAATAAAGAGTATAATTCAAAATGTATTTAAAGGAATTCAATCAGTTTGGAATTCAATATTGAAACCAGTATTAACATTTGCCATTCAAATTTTTAGTCAATTAATAAGTTTTGTAATATCTAACTGGCCACGTATAAAACAAACTATTACGACTGTTATGACAGCCATTAAAACTGTTATAAGCACTGCATTAAATATGATAATGGCCTTTTGGAATGTTCATGGGCAGACTATAAAAGCAGTAGTGTCTTCAGCATTTAACATAATTAAAACAGTAATCATGACTGTACTTAACGTAATAACAGGAGTGATTAAAACTGTAATGCAAGTTATAAATGGAGATTGGTCAGGCGCATGGAATACTATAAAAAGTACTGTGGGAACAGTATTTAATGGTGCCATAGATATTATAAGAAATATATTAAATTCAATAGGTGCAGTATTTAAAGATGTGGCTAAAACTGCTATTAGTTGGGGTAAAGATATGATAATGGGAATTGTAGATGGTATAAGAGGAGCAGTAGGTTACATTGAAGATGCTATTTCAGGTGTAGCAGATAGGATAAGATCATTTCTTCATTTCTCAGTACCAGATAAAGGACCTCTTACAGATTATGAAACATGGATGCCGGACTTTTTAAAAGGCATGGGCCGTGGCATCAAGGTTAATACTCATTTAGTAACTGAACCAATTAAAGATCTTGCAGTAGGAATAAAAACTGGTGTAAATAAAAACTTATCATCAGGAAACAAGACTAGTAGTCAAGGATTTAAAGGCGCTTCTGGATTAACTAAAGATGATAGCTCACAAAATGGATTTGCAATAACAATAGCAAAGCTTGCAGATTCCATAATAATCAGAGAAGAAAGCGATATAGATAAAATTGCAACAGCTCTAGCCAATAAATTGAGTCAAACAGCTCTTGGAATGAGTTAGGAGGTATTTTAAAATGATAGAATTTTGGTTTAATCAAGACGATACATGGTTACAACTTCCTGTACCACCTTCTAGTTATTCACTTAAACTAGCTAACAACAATTCAGTAGTTAGTGTAGAATCAATTGGAGAAATAAATATATTAGGAGATTCAAAGCTTTCAGAAATATCTTTTGAGAGCTTTTTTCCTGCCCATAAATATAAATTTTGTGCATATTCTGATATTCCTAAACCATTTGAGTGCGTTGCACAAATAGAAGCTTGGAGAAAAAGTAAAAAGCCAATAAGAGTCATACTTACAAACACAGATATCAATGATCTATTCTCTATAGAAACTTTTGAGTATGGAGAAAATGATGGAACTGGAGATATAAACTTTACATTAGCATTAAAGCAGTATAAGGCATTGAAGTTAAATGAAAAAATTGTAGGTCAGTGGGGGGCAAGTTTTAGTTTAACTGATGTAAATAATATATTGGGTGGTAATATATGATTAAAATATACAGCTTATATGAAGGATGGCTTCTAACAGATATAACTCCAGTTTGCAAAAGCATTGAATTATCAGCATCAATAGATCAGCCAGCAAGAAAATGCTCATTTAGTATGTTATATTCCTTATCAGATATAAATGAGCCTAGAGTTCAAATATGTCCAGGAACATTAATAAAGATTGTAGATGAAACTTATGGAGAAATTTTTAGAGGTGAAGTTGTAGAGAGGACTTTAGGAAGTTCAAATCAAGAAGAAACTTTTACTTGCTATGATTATATGAGGTTCATTATGAGTTCATCAACAAGTATGAATATTAAGAATATGTCTCCAGAAAATGTTGTATATAAAGCTTGTGAGGAATTAAACATCAAAGTTGGTGATGTAGTGGTAACTGGAATGCCGATAGGTAGACTATGTATAGATAAGAGTTATTATAGCATAATAATGCAGTGCTATAGTGAAGTTAGCAAGCAAAATGGAAAACAATATGTTCCTATTATGAAAGCTGATACGTTCAATGTAATTGAGAAGGGGCAAATAATATCAGATTATTTGCTTCAATCTGCTAATGTGGATTTGTACAATAACAATATAATAGATATGAGTTACAAAGATTCTTTAGAAAATATGATAAACAGAGTGAAAATTTTTGACGTTAACAATAACTACGTAGATCAAGTGGAAAATTCAGAGCTTGTAAAAAGATATGGTGTTTTCCAGACATCGTACACAGTGGAAGATGATAACAACACATATGAAGTAGCACAAAATAAGTTATATGGCTTCAGTGAAGAAATAGAAATTGAAGCTATTGGCAATTATAGCTGCTTAACGGGGTATGCTGTTAAGGCAAAAATATGGTATTTAGACATATTGAAAGATGCAACTCTTTATGTTAATGCTGATACTCACACCTGGGAATGTGGAACAGGAAAATATACAATGAAGCTTACAGTAAGCTTAAGCAACAAAATGGATTTACAGGAGGTTGATAGCTAATGGATCCATATGTAAAAATGTTAAATTTAATGAAAAGAAAAGGTGCAGAAAGTAATCCTCTTTCCATATGCATTGCTAAGGTTAATTCTCCACCTCCTGAAATAATAATTCAAACAAATGATTTGCAGCTATATAAGGATGATCTTTATATAGCTGATTACTTATTATCAGGATATTCAAGACAAGCATCAGTAACAAATACTGATGGTACTGCAGTAAGTTTTCTAGATACAATAAAAATTGGCGATGAGCTAGCAGTATTGCCCACTAAGGATAATCAAACATGGATAATACTTTGTAAGGTGGTGAAATGTAGTGGCTAGTATATTACCTGAAACAAATTTAAATATGGCAAATAAACTTGCAGCATTTTCACAAGAAGAGAAAGTTACAGATATTCCCAAAGAATATGTCTGGGACTTTGAAAAAAATGATTTCAAACTTAAGGATGGAAAATTTCAAATTGTAGAAGGAATAGAAGCATTAAAAATATGGATATGGAAAGCTCTTAAAACCAGCAAAGGAAAGTATCCGATTTACAGCGATGCATATGGCAATGAATTTGAAAAAATAATTGGTAAAGGGTTCAGTAAAAGTTTAATCGAAAGTGAGGCTAAAAGGTTAACTTTAGAATGTTTAAAGGAAAATAAACACATATTAGGCGTAAAAAACTTTGAGGTGGATAAAAACAATGATATTTTAACCATAACTTTTACAGCAATAACTGATTGTGGGGAGGTGACAATTGATGTATGAAAATAATACTGAAGAAAATTTAAGATCACAAATGTTAGATAGTATTGATTCTGGAATATCTAAAAGTGAAGGATATTTTGTATATGATGCTATTGCTCCATCTGCTAAAACTATAGCAGATTATTATAAGGCTCTAGATACAATTTTGAAATTAGTATTTGGAGAGGAAGCTCCAGAGGTGCCCAAAGAGGAGTATGATAAATTTATAGATAAAGATGCAGCAAGACATGGCTTAGAGAGGAAGCAAGGCTTATATTCAGTGGGGCAAGTGACTTTTTTAGGGTTAGAAAATTCTATAATATATGAAAATAGCATAGTTCAAACTGTTGAAGGCTTAAAATATAAGGTGACATCTCAAGGAAAAATTAAAGATGGAAAATGCATACTAGGAATTAAAGCAATAGAAATAGGCTCTAAATATAATGTTCCAGCTAATGCTATTGTTGAAATACCAATTAAAATAAATGGGATAACTAGTGTGAAAAATGAAAGTGCAACTACCAGTGGAACTGATACTGAAACTAGTGAAAATTTATTGGAAAGAATCATATCTAAAGAGAGAGAAGAAAGCAGCAGTGGAAATATATATGATTATGAAAAATGGGCTCTTCAGATATCTGGTGTTGAATATGTGAAAGTAAAACCTCTTTGGGATAAAAGCAATGGAATGAATGGAAATGGAACTGTAAAGGTAATAGTTGCAGGAAATAATGGAATGGAGCTAGATGATACTATAGTACAAAAAGTTAAACAATATATAGATCCAGCAGATGGTGAAGGAAGTGGAAAGGCACCAATAGGGGCTAAAGTAACTGTAGTATCAGTCAATCCATTAAAAATTGATGTTAATATACTTGGTCTTACTGTATTAGATGGATTTGATATAAAGGATGTTAAAGACAATATAAAAGAGTCTCTTGATAATTATTTTAAAACAATTCCAGTAGGCGGAGTTGTAAAAATAAATACTGTTGAGGCAAAGGTAGTAATGACAGCCGGAGTTAATGATATATCTTCAGTAAAAATAAACAATGATACTAAAAATATAATTACAGCGGATGAAGATAAGGCATCTTTGGGAGGGATAACTTATGAGTAATACAGCTGATTTTGAAGCATTTAAAAATATTAATATTGTAAGTCCTTCAAGTGAAAATAGTGGAAATGAGTCAAAATATAAGCTAGAAAGCTATGTTATTGATGAAATGAAGAATGGCTATATTTTCCGGGAAATATTTAATGCTTACGGACATAGCTTCGATAAATTAGGTTTGGATATTTCAGATTTATTCTTGCAAATTTTGCCTCAAACTGCAACTGAATGGGGATTGAAATTATGGGAAAAACGAGTTGGAATAACTACAAATAATGCTAAATCAATTGAAGAAAGAAGAGCAAGGGTATTAGCAAAGCTTAACTCTAAAGGCACAACAACAGTTGAAGTAATAAAGCAGATATGTAAGAGTTTTGTTTCAGAAGCTGAAATAATTCAGAATAACCCAGAATACTATTTTCAAGTAAATTTAATAAGTGATACAGGCTTTCCTTATGCTTTAGATAGCTTGTACGATTCAATAGAAATAGCTAAACCGGCGCATTTAGGCGTTAAGTATAAACTGATATCCGTAAATCAATCACAAATGTATTATGGCTTAGCATCAATTATGGGAGAGACTATGACAGTCTATCCGTGGATTGCTAAAAATATTGAATCCAACGGAAAAATGGAAAGTGGTATCAGCCAATGTACAGGTTCAGAGAGTATAACAATATATCCCAGTAAGGAGATGAGTTAATTTGGCAGAAAATTTTTATACAATGTTAACAAAATTAGGGAGAAAAAAATTATCAGCTTCAGCAGTTTCAGGTAGTAAAGTAAACTTTAAAACCCTAAAAGTTGGAGATGGAAACGGCTCATATTATGAACCTTCAGAAGATCAAACCTCAATTGTAAAAGAAGTTTGGTCAGGAAATATAAGTGCAATTTCAGTCGATGGATCAAATGAAAACTGGATAGTTGTAGAAACAGTAATACCAGCAGCTGACGGAGGCTTTTTCATCAGAGAAGCTGGTATTTTTGATGATGCTGGAGATATGATTGCCATCGCAAAGTTATCAGAAACCTACAAACCAGCAATTTCAGAAGGAAGCACAAAAGATTTAGTCATAAAAATTGTACTAGAAGTAAGCAATGCAAGCAGCATAGATCTTAAGATAGATCCAAATGTAGTAGTTGCAACTAAAGGAGATATACAAATATTACAGTCAAAATTTCAAGAAGTCAGCACTAAGTTATCAGGGAAAATGCAATTGTATATTAGTGAGACGCTGCCAGCTATAGCTGATAGAACAAGTGATACGCTGTATTTTAAAATAACAGATAAAATAACCGATGGCTTTGCAGACAATGTAAAAGTAAGTCCCAATATGGGAATTAAAATAGTTCAATAGGAAGATAAAAATAGTGTATATATTGAAATAATAAAGTTACATTTGAATATCTACTAGGCCTAGTGCTCAATTAAGTCTATAATGTAGAAATTTAATTGCAATATATATTAAAAATTAAATATTTATATAAATAATGATTAAAACAGTCAATAAGAAAGGGCGATTATATAATGGCAAATTTAGATAAAGTAAGAGTTCAATTATTAGATGAAAGTACAGGTGCAGTATTAAAGGAAGTAAATGTATTAACAAGCGCAGATGCAGTTACATTTGCTGATGGACAAACGTTTCAACAAAAGTTAGATGGAGGATTATTGAAAGGCCCTCAAGGGGTTCAAGGTATACAAGGTGTGCAAGGACCAGCTGGAGATCCATTTACAATTGCAAAAGTGTATAGTTCAGTTTCAGCTATGAATACAGGATTTGCTACAGATGGATTAAAAATAGGGAGCTTTGTGTTAATAGACACTGGAAATATTAATGATGCTGATAATGCAAAATTATATGTTAAGGGTTCAACAGCATACACATATATAACAGATCTTAGTGGAGCAACAGGTATGCAGGGGCCACAAGGAATCCAAGGTATACAAGGTCCACAGGGATCATCTGGAATTAGAGGATCTCAATGGTATAGTGGAACTGCGATAACAGGCACTAGCACCTCAGCAACAGTTTTTACTGGAAGTGGTATAACTTCAGCTTTAGTAAATGATCAATATTTTAATACAAGCACAGGAAATGTATATGTATGTACAGCTTCAGGAGACGCAAGCACAGCAAAATGGGTATATTCAATATGTTTAAAAGGAGCCACAGGCGCAACAGGTGCTGCTGGACCAACTGGTGCAACTGGACCACAAGGGCCGGCAGGAGCAGATGGAGCAAGTATTAAAGTTGGTACTGATTATGCAAGTGGAACACAAGTTAAATTATTTCTAAAGACTATTTAAGGGGGAAAACAAATGGCAACAAAAAATATAGAAATACAAGATAGTACAGGAAATATATATTACCCACATACTGATGCATCAATTGTTAAATTTGGGGATTCAAATGTTAATGCAACATTGTCAGATATTGTGTATCAAACAGCAGGCGGATCTGCTACAGCAATAACATTAACAATTAGAGGAACATTAGTAAATGGATATCCAATAACTTTTATAGCAAGTATCAATAATGGCGGAGCTGCAACAACTATAAATGGTAAAAAATTATATAAACCAGGAACAACAACATCACCAAACTTAATGGCAGGAAAAGCATATACGGTTTGGTATAACTCAACTGGTGACTGTTTTTTTATCAAAGCTAGTGCGGAAGGCACTGCACTAGCGTCTGATGTACGTAAGGATAAAACATTTAGTAATAATAATGATGCTGGTATAGTTGGAGGGCTTGATTTATCTTTATTAGTTCCAGGAAATATAAGAGCAGGTATTACTATAGATGGTGTTACAGGTAAATCTTCCATTGTAGATACAGCAGATACTACAGCTTCAGCAGCACAGATTTTAAATGGTTCTACAGTGTACGTTAATGGTAATAAGGTTACTGGTACAATGATTAACAGAAATAAAACAGGGGATGATATGTATAGTTCGGCATACCCTACTCAGCCGATAAGCAAAGCAGCACAGGTAATATATGGCCTAATAGGCTTAAATAATCCGTCTGCAAAGCTAGTAGTATGCCCTGCACCAGGCTACTATGCAGGGGATACTAATGAGTATACCTACGTAAATGCCACTGATGTAGCTACAGCAATAGGTCTAACAGCAGCTAAGCTTACTAAAGACGCAAATGTGCTCGGAATAACTGGAACAGCCATTCCAGTAGGTGGTTATGCGGATTTGGGGAATACACAATATGATACACCTGTTATTATTAAGGATACGTCGCATTATCTTATATATAGAGTAATATTCGATAGTGCTGGTAATTATTATACAGCAGGACGAGGTGGTGATAGCTATGTAAGAAAGTTCAGTCCAAATGGTACACTATTATGGCAAACTGCAACAAATGGCGATGCTATTGATATAGCCTTTGACCCTACTGAAAGTTATATTTATACAGCAGAGGATGGTTATAGTGTCAGAAAACTAGCTTGTTCTAATGGTGCGCAAATTTGGGTATATTATGACCCTGAAAGTAGTAACTGGATCTATGCAGTTGATGTAGATAGTGCAGGTAATGTATATGCAGGAGGGGCACTTGGAAAAATATATAAGCTTAGTTCTAATGGTGGACTAGTATTAACAATCAATGCAGGAAATACTTCTAGTATTATACATCCTAGAAGTCTATCAATAGATTCAGCTGGTAATGTATGGGCAGCTGTAGGAAACTACATCAATAAATATTCACCTAGTGGCAGTAAACTTAATTATTATACTGCATCAAGTGTAGTTGGACTTGTTATAGATGGTTTAGATAACATATATTATATTACAGATGGGGTAAGCAGCTTTCAAGAGCTACACGTTGTAAATGCATCATTTCAGGGTGGTAAAAGATGTATTTATGGTGATATATATTTCATGGATGTTGATAAAAGTTCTAATACTGTTGTTATTACCACAAAGGACAACTACAACCTTAATGATGCGTATGTACACAGATTTGATTCGTTACTCAGACAGCTAGGCTCAATAAATTTCCAATCATCTACTACACTGCTGCCCGTAGGCATTAGTAAAACTGGGGTTATAGCTGTCGGAGATAATTCGGGAAATACAACAATTTACAAACCAAGATTTAAAATACTATAATAAGAAAAGGAGAGATGATTTAAATGATATTTTTAGGATTAGAAAAAGTAGATGATACGAAAGCTAGGGTAGGCCTAACACATTATTTTCCAGAGCAGCTAACAGAGGAAGAAAAAAGTACTGGAATAATTGTGGACAGCGTACCTAAGCCAGACGTACCGGCAGGCAAAATACCGGACTTATATTATCTATATGAGACAAAAGAGCTAGTGTATGAATACAAAGACGCACCCAAAACAAACGAACAGCTAACAAGAGAAGACATTAGCAATATCTATTATATACTGATGAATGGAGGATTAATGTAGTATGCAAGTATTATTTGGATATACAAGAATTAAAGAATTTTATGATGAAGGGTTATGGAATAAGCCTATGGTGTGGGATGCAGTAAATGCACCGAAGCCAAAACTTACTAAAGAACAATACACAGAAATTACTGGAGAAGAGTATTTAACAGAAAGACCAAGTGATGAAAAATAAAAGAATATAAGAAATAGATTAGCACCAATAAGGTGTTTTTTTATTTCTTATTTAAAAACATTGCTTTTAGAAGTATTATATTTATATTTGTAAAAAATTACTTGATTTTAAATATATAAAAGAATTTGTGTTACGATTGTTGTTGGAATTTACCAGTAAAGGAATTAAAATGGTTAATGGACGCGTCATAAATGATAATTTAAGGGAGAAATGATAAATGAAAAATTACTTTAAAAAGTTCAGTATAATGTTTTTAACGTTGTTAGTTATAATAGGACTTGGAATTATTCAACATGGAAATGTAGCTAAGGCGGCTACTCTTGGTCAAAAATTAAGTTCAGTAGAAAATGGTTGGACTAGGTACGATGATACCAATGCAAATATATCTTATATAGGAAATTTTGGTCGTTCAGATTGGGCTACTAATCATACAGGAACTGGCTCACTTTTGGTAATGGATGCATTAGATACCAATGGACTTAGATTTAATTTTACAAGTAATAAACTAAGATTATACGGAGTTGGATATCCTAGTTTAAGCGGACATAATATAATCTCTATAGATGGAAAAGATTATGATGTTTATGCATACAATCAAATTAGCAATAATATAGTAGCGTTGACTTTTGATATTGAAAATCTTTCAGATGGAGAACATAGTGTAGAAATAAGAAGTAATGGTTGTAAAAGAATATATTTAGATGCATTGGATATAGATAAAAATGGAACATTGTTGCCATATAATAAAGCATTATCGCTTGATAATTCATCTATGGAGTTAAATGTTGATGATTCAAAGAAACTAATGGTAACAACTACTCCAGCAGCAATCGAAGCTAACCTATTATGGAAATCATCGGATGAATCAATTGCGACAGTAGATGAGCGTGGAAATGTTACGGGAATAAAAGAAGGCCAAGCAACAATAACAGCAATAATAAATGACAGAAGTAATTTAAGTGCATCATGTACAGTAAATGTTACAAATCCAATAACACCAACTATAACATTAAATAAAACATCTGATTCTTTAGTTGCAGGACAAACAGATGATTTAGTTGCTACAACAACTCCAGCAGGAGCTCAAGTTATATGGAAATCAAGCGACGAATCAATAGCAACAGTTGATTCAAGAGGTAAAGTTATAGCTATAAAAGAAGGGCAAGTAGTAATAACAGCTACAACTGTTGATGATTTAACTGCAACATGTGCTGTAACTGTAACACCAAAAACGACTGAACCAACAAATCCGGATCCAGATCCAACAGATTCAGATAAGATAATTAATATTGCTCATGCAAAAGGTGATAACACTAATAATGCCGGGGGAGATGTTACAATCATATTTCATGGAGCAGCTGATGCTACATTGTGTGTGATAAAAACAGCAGATGTAAAGGACGTATGGGTAGGAGATAATTTTACATATACTATAGTAGTAACTAATACGGGTACAAAGACAGCTAAAGCAGTAGTAGTAAATGATCCAGTTCCTAAACATATTGATTTTTCGGTTAATGGAGTAACAACAACTCAAGGTACAGTTGATTCAAGTTCAACATCTAAAAATATTATAGTTAATGTTGGGGATATTTCTCCAGGTGCAACAGTTACAATTAAAGTACCAGCAACTGTTATAGCATAAGTTGATTGGTTGAAAGATAATTAAATATAAAGTTTATAAAAGGAACTTGCAGTTCAAAATGTAGGTGTCTTTTAATATTTATACACAATAGGATACAATAATGCACTAAATTAAATAAAAATCCAAGTAAAAGATTATTATTAAGCTAAATAATCTTTTTTGTTTCATGTAATATATCGATGACATTATCCAGTTTTAATATTGAATGGTATAGAAAGCTAATACTTATTTTTAATAGAAAGGAAGTAATACATGAATGAAGAATTGATTAAGGATAAAATTGAAACGTATGAAAGAAGGCTCAATAATCATGGAGAGAGATTAGATAAGCTTGAGCAAGATTCAAGGGAACTTAAGACGGAATTAAAGAATTTATGTGAAAACATTAAATCATTAACTAATATGATGAAGTGGTTTATAACTGCAATAGGAGGAGCTTTAATAAGCTTCTTCTTTTTTGCAATTGAAACCAAGATCTTAAGATAAAGGAGGCTTTATACAATGAAAGAAATATTAATTAATCAAATTTTACCTATAGTAGATACTTCAGTAGTGGCAATTTTAGCAGTGATAATTAAGCAGGTTGGAAATTCAATAATAGATTTCTTTATTCAGAAGAAAAGTGAAATAAGCCAAAAAATAAAGATAAATGAGCATCAGGAAGAAATAAATACTGCTAGGGAAGTATGGAATATAGTAGAAGAGAAATTTAGAATTACAGAAAATGCAACTGAGCTTTTAACATCGAAGGCAGATGAATTTGATAAGGTACTTATGGAGCGTATTCCAGGATTATCGAAAGAAAATTTAGAATTTTTAAGGCAAACTATAGCTGGGGAAGTTAATAAAGGCAGAGATATGTTAACAAAAGATTCGAAAGAACAATAAATCTTATAATAGAATATAGTTACAATTAGTAATACACATTATTTAATAAATATGGCTTTAATAAGAATCATTTATTACTAATTATTTTCAGACCAGACTTAATGTTTATAGATATTATGTAAGCATTAAGTCTGGTCTTTTTTTTGTTTATATTAAATGAGATTTGGAAATTATATATTCATAGATTTTAACCTTTTACCAAACTCAATAACTAATAAATACTATTTGATTCTATAACTTGGAATATTTGACAAAGGGCGAAAGTAAGATAAAATTATATATGAGTTCTAAAAATTTATTAATCAAAGTTAGACCTTTAAAGCAGAAGTATAAAGTGGAATAATTTTAATGATTAGAAAGTTTATTAAGTGGAGCTTATATATTATAAGAAATTAGGGGGAATAATAATGGTAAAATTAAAAAAATTAATAGCAGGATCACTAATAGCGGTTTCGGTATTAGCGCTAACTCCAATAGGTGCAAGTGCAGAATGGAAAAGTAATAGCACTGGATGGTGGTATACAGAAGGTGATTCGTATTCTACAGGATGGAAAAAGATAGAAGGAAAATGGTATTATTTTTATGCTAGCGGTTATATGGCTAAAAACACAGTTATTGATGGATATATTTTAAGCAATAATGGAGATTGGACAGGCTTAGAAACTAAATCTGATAAGATTTCAGTTTCATATCCTTCAAATTGGACTAAAACGACTTTAAAAGGAGATGATATTTACTATCTAGACAATCAAGGAACTAATGTGAATTTGGTTATAGATGGCATGGAGGGATATTCAGAAGAGGTTTATTTTAATTCAGCAGAAACTTATATAAAAAATCGCTCAGATATAAACAATTTACAAATTAAAGAGCGTAAATTTAATAATAATAATGCGTTAACTCTAAACTATTTTCATAATATTAATGGAATGGATGTGCAGGTAGAACAAGTAATGATTTGTAATAGTAACAAAGCATATTTATTTACACTTATGCAACGTGGAAAAATATCAGATGAAAATATGACATCTTTTGAAAGTATGTTAAATACAATAAAATTTGCATATTAATTCTTTAAATTAGGGGATAATCTTTAGTAAGGAGAGATATGCTTTTAATTATCTTACCTTGCTAAAGATAATACATGTAATAGAAAATAGAAGATTAGTTTAAAATAAGTGCGGAAATAATTCTAAAGGTTTAAAAATATGCCATAGTGATAAATTTATATTTATGATTTAAATAGGTTACATTTTTAATTAATACTGAGATATGTGAAATAAGTTCCAACATAGTAATATTGTATTTAGGTAAAATTACATAACATAATAAACAATATATTTTAAAGATTAAATTATATGAGAAGGCGTATATATTCTTATAGAAAAGGAGAAAAAATGAGTACTACAAATGAGCAGAAAGTATATGAAATATTAGATTTATTAGGTATTAAGTATACTAAATATGAGCATAATCCAATATATACAGTTGAAGAAGCCCAAAATTTAGATATCGATATTCCAGGAGGTCATTGCAAAAATCTTTTTATTAGGAATAGAAAAGGAGATACCCATTACTTAGTTGTTTTAGATGAAAATAAGAGAGTTGATTTAAAGGCTTTAGATAAGCAAATTGGAAGTACTAGGTTATCGTTTGCATCAGAAGAACGTTTATATAAATATTTAAAGCTGAAACCAGGATCAGTTACTCCTTTTGGATTAATAAACGATTCTAATAGAGAAGTCATAGTATTAGTAGATAAAGAATTAGCTAATCAAGATATTGTGAATTTTCATCCTAATGTAAATACAGCGACCATAGGAATTTCTTATAAAGATTTCGAAAAATTTATTATGTGGCATAAAAATGAATTTAAATGTATAGAGATATAG